AAAGATTACACGACAATAAGATCATCCTTTCAATATAAAGATGACAAACAAGAGAGTTTATTATTTGTGGATAATTAATGAACGAGATTCCAACAACCCAAGTTGATGGCAAGCGGTTAGCAATCGAAGCCATATTAGCTGGATTAAAACCTGATCCAGTAGAGCCCATGAGCGAATGGGCAGATGAGTTTCGCGTCCTCAATCAAACCTATGCCGCAGAATCCGGCAAGTGGCGTACCAGTCGCACACCATATCTTAAAGAAATCATGGATGCTTTTAGTCCGTCAAATCGCTGTGAATTTGTAACCATCATGAAAGGCGCACAACTCGGTTTTACCGAGGCACTCACTAATATGATCGGCTACATTGTTCATCGCGCACCAGCACCTGTGATGATGGTGCAACCAACACAAAACCTTGCCAAACGCTACAGCAAACAACGCCTCGCTACCATGATTGCAGATATGCCGGTGCTGAAAGGCCTAGTTGCTGATCCGCGAGCAAGAGATAGCGGTAATACCACCACATCTAAAGCATTCGATGGTGGTGTTATGTTTATCGCAGGGGCAAATAGTGCCGCTGATCTGCGGAGTGTTCCGGTTAGATATTTACTGCTGGACGAGGTTGATGCTTACCCGTATGACGTCGACAATGAGGGTGATCCGATTGAACTCGCAGTAAATAGAACAAAAACGTTTGCAAGACGTAAAGTGTTAATTGGATCAACGCCAACCGTCAAAGATGTAAGCAGGGTAGAAAGAGAATATTTAAAAGCTGATCAGAGAAAATATCATGTCCCATGTCCGCATTGCGATGTTATGGATGAGCTGATTTTTCCAAATATTAAATGGGATAAGGATAAAAACAACCAGCACCTGCCGGAGAGTGCTTACTACGCGTGCCCACATTGCGGTGGTGTGATTGATGAAAGTTCTAAAACAGAGATGCTCGCCGCCGGTAAGTGGGTAGCACAAGCGCCGCAAAATAACATTAGAGATAAGCGCCGCTCATACCATATATCTAGCCTATATAGTCCGTGGGAAACTTGGGCATCACTGGTGCAAAAATTTGTAGAGGCGCAGGCAGATCCACACCTTTTAAAAACCTTTATTAATACTGCTTTGGGCGAGTGTTGGGATGAAGAGGCAAATAGAATTGATATGCACGATTTACAAAAATCTGCCGAGGATTATTCACTCCGAGTTTTGCCAATGGGCGCACTACTAGTTACCTGCGGCGTGGATGTTCAGGACAACCGCCTTGAGGCAGTTATATGGGCGTATGGTAAAGGTGAGGAAAGTTGGGTAATTGACTATCAAGTATTCTTTGGCGATCCTGCTGGTGATGATTTATGGGCAGAGATGGATGAGTATTTAGAAAAGGAACTGCAACACACGAGTGGTTCAATTGTAAATATTAGCGCGGTGGCAATTGATACTGGCGGCCACCATACGCAAAAGGTGTATGATTTTTGCCGTCTGCGAAAGCACAGACACGTGATCGCGATCAAAGGACAATCAACACGAAACAGACCAGTGATCGGCAGACCAACCAATCAAGATATATCAATGCGCGGCAAAACCATTAAAGGCGGCGTGCAGTTATGGCCAGTTGGCACAGATACAGCTAAAGGAGTTCTATACGGTCGCTTTGGAATTGAGAGCTGCGCGGCAGGATCAGTGCATTTTTCTAAAGATTTACCGGACGAGTTCTACGCGCAGATCACCGCCGAGAAATTAATCACTCGCTATCACAAAGGACACCCAATTCAAGAGTGGGTTAAGCCCTCACATAAGCGTAATGAGGTGCTGGATTGTACCGTTTATGCGTTAGCCGCCGCATATCACTTGGGCATGAACAAATTTTCAGAGCGTGATTGGTCGCGTTTAGAGGAAATAGTGCAGCCAATAACCAAAGATTTGTTTGAAAATAACGCGCAAATAGCGGCTGAAAACGTGAAAAAACCGGCGAAAACTGGCAAAAAAAAGCAAGTAGTTAAAAAGAAAAACCCACCTTTACCGCGTCGCAAAAGGCAAAGCGCTGGTTTTGTTGCTAGGTACTAAATTATTTTTTAAAACTGGATTGACATTTCCAAAATGGTTACGACAATAAAGCCATCACTCTTCTTTGGGATTTTCAATGGCAAACCTATTTGATTCGACTAACTATCCCGAAACTGAACCATCAAAAATTATCGCCGGTGATCGTGCCGCTTGGAAACGTACCGATTTAGGAACTGATTACGCCCCTGCGTCCTACAGCCTTAAATATTCAGCGCGACTGGAAAATTCAGGCGCAACAGAAATTGAAATCACCGCCTCGGAATCCGGCTCTGATTACATTGTTGAGGTCGGCCAATCAACGTCAGCGACATACACCGCAGGCGTATATCACTGGCAGGCATATATTACCCGAACCAGTGACTCCGAACGCGTCACCGTTGATAGTGGCACTTGGGAAGTTATCGCCAATAGAGATGCCGCTACAAGTGATCCGCGCAACCACGTCAAGAAAGTATTAGATGCTATCGAAAGTGTGATTGAGGGTAGGGCATCAAAGGATCAGGAAGCGTATTCAATACAAGGGCGCTCGTTATCAAGAACGCCGATTGCTGACTTGGTAGCCTTGCGCGATAAGTACCGCGCCGAGTGGGTGCGAGAACAACGCGCTGAACGGATTAAAAATAATTTAGGACATAGTGGCATCATAAAGGTGAGGGCATGAATTTGAATCCATTTAAACGTAAAAAAGCAGTTCAAAAAAGACCAATGCGCCGTCAATTTTCCGCTGCAAAAATAGACCGTTTAACCTCCAGCTGGACAACGACGCAGCAATCCATCAACAAAGACTTACAAGCCGGCGGCAAAGTCCTGCGTGCAAGGGCGAGGGATTTAAGTATTAACAACGATTATGCGCGTAAATATTTACAAATGGTGGTATCAAATGTGGTTGGTTCAAAGGGCATTATATTACAGGTCAAAAGCAAAACCACTAAAGGCAAACTAAACACAAAGGCCAATCGGGTAACAGAGCAAGGTTGGCAAGAGTGGACACAAGCACAACATTGCGCTTGGGATGGCCGCCTTAGTTTTGTCGAGATGCAACGGTTGTTCATCGAGAGCGCCGCGCGTGACGGTGAAGTATTGGTGCGGTTAATACGCGATGATTCCAAGTATGGTTTGAAATTACAATTTTTAGACGTTAGCCGTCTTGATGAGAACCTTAATAAAGATTTAGGTAATGGCGTTTATATAAGAATGGGGATTGAGTTTGATCGAACTGGTAAGCCACTGGCTTACCATTTAGCAAAAAACCTTGATAGTCAAATTAACGTAGGGCAAAGCGCCGAGCGTGTGCCGGCGGAAAACATTATTCACGCATTTCTGGGCGAGAGGCCGGAGCAGATAAGGGGCGCAACTTGGATGGCTAGCGCCATGTCACGTTTGCAAATGCTGGGCGCTTATGAAGAGGCAGAATTAGTAGCCGCTAGAGTTGGTGCTTGCAAGATGGGTTTTTATACGTCTGAAGCTGGTGATTCATTTATTGGCGAAGAGGATGATATGGGTAATTTAATAACTGAAGCAGAGGCTGGTATTTTTGAGCAACTACCAGCCGGCACAAGTTTTACCTCATTTGATCCTACACACCCAACGACGGCGTTTAAGGACTTCAATAAAGCCATTTTAAGGGGTATAGCAAGTGGCCTCGGAGTGGCATACAACTCCCTATCGTCAGATCTGGAAGGTGTTAGTTATTCATCTATCAGGTCTGGAACGATAGAAGAGCGAGATCAGTGGAGAGTTAAACAAAGCTGGATGATTGCACACTTTATGACGCCGATTTATGAGGAATGGTTGTCTATGCAATTGCTAACCAATACGATTGCTTTAGATATGACAAACTTTGAGGCATTTTTAAATGTTCGGTGGCAGGCTAAAAGCTGGAACTGGGTTGATCCATTAAAGGATATTAAGGCAAATATTTCAGCTATCAATGCAGGCATTAAAACCAGTAGTGAGGTTATTGCAGAGCAGGGCGGTGATATAGAGGACATTTATGAACAACTTAGTTATGAACAACAGTTGGCAAAAGACAAAGGTCTAAATTTAAGTGAAATTAAAAGTGAAGAAGAAGTGGTAAATGAAAAAGGAGTGGCAAATGAAGAAAACAATTAACACGGGCAATCTAACCCGATTATTAGATTTAGATCGTAGTGCAATCGATGAAGAAGCACGTACGGTGGGATTATCGTTTTCAAGCGATGCACCGGTTGAGCGCTGGTTTGGGATGGAGGTGCTTTCGCACGATCCCAAGCACGTCAACTTGGGGCGGTTGAATGATGGCGCACCGCTTTTGATGGATCACAACATTAACGATCAAATAGGCAGAGTTGAATCGGCAATGGTGAATGGAAAACGCGGAGTAGCAACTGTGCGCTTTTCTAAATCAGCGCGTGGCTCTGAAATTTTTAACGATGTAATAGATGGCATACGTCAAAACATTTCTGTTGGATACCGTATCAATGAAATGGAACTTGACGAGTCACGTTCAGAGGGTGAGGTTGAAACCTATGTTGCAAAAAATTGGTTGCCTTACGAAATTTCAGTCGTTTCTATTCCACAGGATAGTAGCGTGGGAATCTCAAGATCAGCTGAAGGTGACAATGTGACAACTATTATTAATCAAAATGAGGAAAAAATAATGACAGAAGAAGTTAAACCAAGCATTGATGCACAACAAGTTGCACGCGATGCGGTGGCAAAAGACCGTAAAAGGTCAGCAGAGATCGATGCAATTGTGGCACAACATCCCGAATTGAAGGAAGTTGGCAAGCAATTTAAAGGTAACGATCGTGCAATGGACGAGTTCAGACAAGTGGCGCTAGACTCTATTCAAAAACAACAACCAATTAAAGCGGCAATTGAGGATTCACAGATTGGTATGAGCGACAAGGAAGTGCAAAACTTCTCTGTAGTTAGGGCTATTAACGCATTAGTAACCGGTGATTGGAAAGAGGCTGGTTTCGAGCGTGAAATGTCTGATGGCATGGCCAAGAAAATCAACAAGCGTGCGCAAGGTTTCTACATCCCAACAGATGTTTTAACTCGTGATCTAAACGTCACTACAGCTACTGCCGGTGGACATACTGTTTCAACAGATTTATTGTCAGGTTCATTCATCGATATGCTACGCAACAAGATGGAAGTTGTAGGTCTTGGCGCAACAATGATGAACAACCTAGTTGGTAATATTGCCATCCCAAGACAAACTGGTGGCGCTACTAGCTACTGGGTGGCAGAGAGCGGAGCTATCACTGAATCTGCGGCGGCTTTTGACCAAGTAACACTATCACCGGAAACTGTTGGTGCATTTAGTGATTTATCAAGACGCTTATTACTGCAATCATCTTTGGATGTTGAGGCTTTTGTACGCAACGATTTAGCAACAACTCTAGCATTAGAGATTGACCGAGCGGCAATCAACGGCAGTGGCTCTTCAAACCAGCCAACTGGTATTTTGCAAACCTCCGGTATTGGTTCTGTTGTGGGCGGCACAAATGGCGCAGCTCCCGATTGGGCAGATATTGTCGATTTAGAGAGTGCTGTTGCGATTGATAACGCTGACATTGGTACACTAGGTTATTTGACTAACGCCAAAGTTAGAGGCAAGCTATTGCAAACTGAAAAGGCATCAAGCACTGGCCAGTTTATATGGTCTGATTCAGATACACTTCGAGGCTATAAGACAGCGGTTTCTAACCAAGTACCATCTACCCTTACTAAAGGTTCTTCAAGTGTTTGTTCAGCCATTATCTTTGGCAACTGGAACGACCTACTTATCGGTACGTGGGGCGGCATAGACATCAATATTGACACTTCAACTGGCAGTGCTAGTGGAACTGTAAGAGTGGTGGCATTACAAGATGTAGACGTAGCTGTAAGACACGCTGAAAGTTTCGCGGCAATGCAAGATGCAACAACTGCTTAATTAGCGTTAATTTGGCGCTAGGTCATTCTCCTCCTAGCGCCATATTTAGGAGGTTTTAAATTGAAAATACAATTAAATATAGCTGTTGGCATCAAAGGTAAATCTTATGCTAAAGGCGAGATAGTTGAGGTCGATAAAGATATGGCATCAGCACTGATATTGAGCAACAAGGGTGTCGAAATTAAGTCAGCACCAAAGAAAAAGAAGTAATGTTTGTCGAAGATTTTAGCGAATTTTTTATTGAGAGCGAGCTTGCCACTAACGCAAGGGTTGGCTCTTCAATAGTTGCTGGAATTTTTGACAATCAGTTTGTAGAGGTAAATGGGATCGAAGGAGTAAGACCGGTATTCACTTGCGCTGTATCAGATGTTGTTGATTTGTCGTTTGAAAAAACAATCAAGATCAATGACACAACGTACAAGGTTGCCGGCGTTCAACCCGATGGTACTGGGCTGACAAATTTGGTTTTGGAAAAACAATAAATTATGGCACACGCGAGGCAACAAATAAGAGATCAGTTGATAACTACCTTAACAGGGTTAACAACAACTGGTGCTCGCGTTTATAACTCAAGGGTTTATAACCACGATGCTCTACCCTGCTTGACGGTCTATACGTTAAGTGAGGAGTTGGGTGAGGAAAGTGCCAACAAACAATTTAGATTATTAAACGTCATGGTTGAGGTGCGCGCAAAGGCGGCGGCAGATTTAGAAGATACGCTGGACACCATTAGTGCTGAAATCGAGGACGCTGTTTTTGCCGCAGGCGATACGACCTTGAGCGGCAAATGTAAGGATTTTGATTACGAGGGCTTGGATATAGAACTCTCGGGTGAGGCTGAACAGCCGTTTGGTTTAATGACCATGCGCTTTTTGGCCATATATCGCGTCAATAAGGCTGACGTGGAAACTTTAATAGCATAAGGGAGTAACTATGCCAATAATGTACAAAAAAGGATCTGAAGCAATTGTGGTGCATCCATCACAAGTGCATAACGCAGAGGCGAGAGGTTGGTCGCTAAAAAAACCTGACCAAGAAGCAAAAAAAACTAAAACTAATAAAGATAAGGAGTAAACAATGGCAGTACATTCGGGAAGTGAGGGTTTGGTACATATAGGAACAGATCTTTTGGCTGAGTTGAAATCTTGGTCGATTACAGAAAACTCGAGCATGATCGACACGACAGTTTTAAGCGATACCGCACAGACTTTTGTCGCTGGCTCGACAAGTTGGTCAGGCAGTTGTGAGGCGTTCTTGGACGAAACTGATACCGCGCAAACAGCACTAACATCGGGCGCATCGGTGACGATTAAGTTCTATTTTGAGGGCGCGGCAAGTTCAGATAAATATTACACCGGAACGGCGCTGGTTGAGTCCATAGATAGGAGCGGCGCAACTGATGATATTGTAGGTGTGGCTTTTTCATTCAGAGGTACTGGAGCGCTAACCCTAGCAACTGTTTAATATGAGTATTAAAGATAACGCCAAACAGCAGTTTAAGGCCAAATTATCGGGCGAGTTAAACTCGATAGACGTGCCGGAATGGGGTGGCAAAATCTACTTTAAAAATGCAATAACTGGCAAGAAACAAGGGCAAATAATGTCACTTTATGAAAAGGGCAAGATTGTTGACAGTGTTTGTATGTCA